CTCCACTACCTTTAGCTGCTCCTGCCAGGTTTGGCGAGGTCTATCAAATTTGGGAATGAAGTCGCTAGGTTTGTAAGTCCTCCCCCCCTTGCCCCTGTTAACATTGGCAATTGTGGAGGAGATAATCCCCATCCTCAAATCTTCACGATCTTCTCCCCATGGCTCAAGCTTGTAATAAGCCTCCCACTCCGTGAGTTCCCTGGAAGAGATATTCTTCAAAAGGTACTCAACCGAGACCCCCATCTTCAGGGCTAGTCTGAAGTAGAATCGCCTTTCTGGACGGATAAAAAATTCTCTGTCATTTCCTGGACATCGTTCTCACTGAGTCCACTCAATCTCTGAGCCACAAGGAACAACCTGCCAAGGACTGAACCTGATTTCTTGGAAAGAGCAAAGACCTCTTTATCAGTGAAGAGCCGTTCTCCCTTGTCATCGCAAAGAGTCAGAGCACAGAGCTTGGCTCGGATATTCTCCAGGTTGACCTTCCCCTTATTCTTCTGGTCAATGATGGATAACTCAAAAGCATCCCGCTCTTCCCCGTTCAAGCCCCGCACATACACATATCCACCCCATTCAGGAACTTCAACCTCTTCAATTGGGAGATCAACTGCAGCCAGAATCTGTTGTTTTGAAAGTGCCATGGGTTCTCCTTAGGTTACAGCGTTTGCCCCAGTGGGTTGAAACTTGACTTCCATCTGGAGAGTCTCAGGACTCCCAGCATCAGCCCCGAGAGGCTTCAAACCAGTGATATAGGCGTCAAACGTCCACTTTGTTGCCCCGTCATCAGGAAACTGAATCTGATAACTCTTCTTGGTACCTGCAGCAAAGTCGGCATAAAGCGCAGCTACATAAGTGTCAGTGAAGTTGATTGTGGCAGTGAACTCACTCACTTCAGCCAGGGCACCTGGAACAAACTCACGCCAACCACTGGAAGAGTGACTCGTTGCTTCTACAGCATCCCCAATGATTTCAGGCATGTCAATGCTCAAAACTTCTCCCACATCCGCAGTGTAGGGACTGCCAACCTTCAAGCGGGTTCCGTAATTTGATCTGGCAAGGGTCATTTGATTTTCTCCTGTTACGCTAAGACATTGGCTCCAGTTGGGCGAAACTTGACCTCAACCTGGAGGGTTTCTGGGGATTGAGCATCAGCCCCGAGAGGCTTCACACTCACCACCAGGGCTGCAAAAGTCCAGGTGGTAGAGCCGTCATCAGGAAACTCAATCATGTAATTCTTCACAGTTCCCGCCACTAGAAGGTTATACAGGGCGGAAACCTTTGCATCAACAAAGTTGATCGTGGCAGTGAACTCCGTGAGTTCCTTGAGACCAGAACTCACAAACTCCCGCCAACCTCCAGAGCTGTGGTTCGTGGCTTCAACAGCCTCGTTGACCAGCTCGGGCGGGTCAATGTTTACAATCTCACCCACCACAGCGAAGGTCTCAGGGGCTCCACCATCCCCGATCTTTAGTAGGGTTCCGTAATTGGAATTTGCAGCAGTTGTCATGTTTACTCCTAAGTCAAATGAGCATAAATGATGTACTCAAGGTATGTGTAAAAGAGACCAGAACCAGGATCTTTGAAGTCTTTTTGGTCAACCAGATAGGCAAATGTAAAGGCAGTTGTGTTATGGTCAAGCAGAGTATTGATGGAATCCACAGCCGTCCTTATAGCCGCCAGGCTGGTTCCATAAACCGTCAGACTCATCCTCACCCTGTTCAATGTGGATACAGCAGTATGAACCCTCTCCTTGACCGTGGAAAGTCGTTTGTAGACCACCACGGGGGTGGTCACATTCTGGGGCTTTTCCAGGGGGTAACATTTGTAGATGGTGGAACCTTCCACCGTGGAAACAAGCACAGTTTCAACCGACATCAGCCTACCTCCCCATTAATCAGTTCCTGCTCCACCCTGGCTACAGTCTCAACAATCTCAGAGGAATGTGCATCAATGGCTTCTGAGATCCAGGCTCTGCCTTCCATGTAACGGGTTCCCTCATGGACATAAATCGCATATTCGGCACTGACTACCAGTTCAGCCCCTTCATCAGTCTCCCTGGAATCGTGAGAGGCTCGAAGAAACCCAGTATCTACAGGAGCGTTGGGTTGTGCCAATGACTGTAGCTTAATTGCCCCTGCCAGAAGAGCCTCTTTGTGGTTGATCTTTCCCAGAGCCTCCAGTTGTTCGTTGAGTTTGTCGAGACCTTGAATTTTGACTTCCATCAGTACCCCACCAACACACACTCAGCCCTGATACAGTCCAGGTTCTTGACGGGTTCACTCACGACCTCAAAGACATAATTCACAGACTGGTTGTAACGTTTCTTCAGGGTGATTCGGTCTTCAATGGAAATGGCAGAGGTGATGGGGAGTCGAAACACCCCCCTGGTCTGGGTAACAACCAGTTCTTGAACAGGAGCCTCACTTCCCCCCAGGAGCTCAAACCCGCATGAGATTTGAGAACCCGCCGTGTATGTGGCAGTTTCCGCACCATACGAGTCTCTGGTAACTGACTTGACATCAATTGTGCAGGTGTCAGAAAAACTCCCGCTTTGGGTGTGGCTGATGATCCTGTTAATCTCACCAGAGCTAAGGGGTCTCATCTATAAAACCCTGTCTTCATAAGGATAACTGGAATAAGGGTCACGGGCGTCACCCTCCAGGGTTCCCTGTTCGATTGTGTACCCTCCCAGGTAGATCTGAGCTTCAGCCCTGGCATCTTCCAGGTTGTCCTTCACCTGGGCATACACCTGGGATCGTTTGAAACTGGCTCCATTGGCTGAGTAATCATAGTCAAAGGAAATCTCCCTCAGGACGGTTTCCCACAGAACAACCTTACTCAGGGCATAGAGCTTATCCAGGTCTGTAGCTTCAACCTCCGAGCCAACCCCATACAACCGCACAGCCTCACTCACGACAAAATCAAAACTACCACCCGCTTTAGTCCATCCAAGCTGAGTGGCTAGGGTTGTGCCTAAATAGTCCTCAATGTAATCAACCAGAGCCATGAGCCCTCCAGAAAAGTAATGAGAGGCTGTGGAGCCTCTGAGATTTCCCCCTCAGCCCCACAGCCCATGCTCAACACTAGCTAATTGTGGCATCCGCCCAGGAAGTTCCACCGATATAGAGCACAGCCCCTGCAGTTCGGCAGTTAACTCCAATACCGAACTCAGCCTCAAAAGACTTGGAGACCAGGGGGTACCCAGGAACATCCGAAACCAGGCGCAGACCCTTGAGGGAATCCTGTTTCCGTTCACGGAATCCCAGGGGCTTCTCACCATCAACCGAAACACACAGGACGTAGTTACTCACTGCGTAGGGCTTCACCCACACAGGAATATCACCCCAGTACCCAATGTGCTGGTTGTTCAAATCTGTGTTGTCCAGAACAGTCTTGGTGGTGTCTGTGGCGTTGTACACCATCACAGCACTTCCAAGCGGGGTAAAGCCCGTCAGAGCTGTAACAGTGGCTTTATTTGCCAGGGCGATAACCAGCATCAAGCCACGGGTGTGACCATGCTCAGTGACCTTGGTGACCAGCCCGTCAATATCCGTATTTGCCAGAGAAGAAGCAGCCTTGGCGATATAGTGAGTGTGGCTACTGGCAGTGAAGCTGTTTCCGTTGTAGTCAGGAATAGGCTGGGAATCCGCATTAACGAACCGCCGAACAGTCAGGGACACACCATTGGTGAGTTTGTCAACAAAGGTGTAGTTCGAGCTGTTGTAAATAGCCTTCTTGATCTGTCGGGTGATTTCATACGAGTGACCAGACCGAACCGCCAGGTATTCACTCATCAGCTCGTTGGGGGAGGCGATATCCAGGTACTTCTGAGTCCAACCAATCGAGCTGGAGAACAGCCGCAGGGGGAAGGAGACATCCGAGGTAACATGAGCCTTCTGGGAAGGTGCTACACCAAACTCATCCACCTGGGTCATCTGGTGAAGCGTGGAACCACCATACACACGGCTCTGTTCCGTCAGGGGCTCAGCCAGAAGACTCAGCTGTTCCTTCACCATCCCATTATAAAAAGACAGGTCTGCCTTCAAAGCGTCAAAAATCTTATCAGCCCCGAATTCAGCAGCCGAGGCATAACGAACAGCCAGAAGGTCATCGACACTGTAGGTGCCAGTCAAAGCAGTATTTGCCATTGTAATTTCTCCTTGTAGTTATTCTTCCAGTTACCGAACCACCACAATGTCAGTGGCGGAAATTGCCATAGCCAGGGGAGACACGTCATTCGACAGAACAGCAGCGTCTGAAAGTACACCTTTAGTGGCTGAGGCAAAGTACATCGTCCCTGGAGTCATGCCTGTTGCAGCGTTGAAACGGGTACCTTTCCCAAACAAGGTCACGGGTTCACCTGACGCAACAGCATCAGCCGTGAACCCAGCAAAAGCAGCTTGAGTGGCAAGTCCGTTGGTAACCGTGGTAACCGTCATATAGACCTTCCCATCAGTACCCTTGATGTAGCAGGGGGCACAGGCGTCAAGGTCTTCCCCCGCCACAAGCCCACTGATGAAGGGGACAGATCGGGCGGATACAGCGTCAATTGACGCCGAAGAAGCAATAGTCAAAGTTGCCATATTTTTTTCTCCTTAAATTTTGAAAATACCTTTTGTGTTAGGCTTGAACGACTTGTCTCCATCAGATCCCTTGGGGGTTGGGGGAATCGGTTGACGTTCATAACCTCGAAGCTCTTGTCCAAACTTGGACAGATACTCCAATTTTTCAGTGATGGACAACTTGTCAAAGAGCTCTTTCATAGCCTCAGGAACATCCCCCAACTGGCTCTGAATCATGGCGTTGAGCTGTTCCTCATACGTGGTTAAAAGGCTGCTCTTCGACTCCATCTCTTCCTGCATTTGGGCTAAAAGCCTGTCATGCTCTTTCTTTTGGCGTTGGAGACGTTCCCGAACAATCTTATCCACTTGGGCTTGGGTAAAGCCCTTGTCCAGATTTTCACTGTTGTCCTGGATTTCTTCAACTTGGTTGGTTACTTCATCTTCCATAATGGGTTCCTTTTTTAAGTGTGTAGTTCACTATCCTCTTTCGAGTGGGGAAACGGTTATTCACCGTGTTGATTCAAGATATCGAGCATCTCTTTTGTAAGTTTGTCGTATTCGTTGCTCAGGGTATTGAGCGTATTCAAGGAGTCATCCAGGCTCTGGATGAGACTATCAAACCTCTGCTGAAGGTCTGTAACAAACTCATGGATATCATCCTCATCCTTTGGCACAGCTCCGTACCTTGCCAACAAGTCTTCCTTGGTGCCGTGAAAGTAGTTCAGATCGATCTGCTTGGACTCCACCCCATACTTCTCACCACTCCCCTTGTCTGTGTACTGCCAGAACGTCCACTTTACCCAGGGAGTAAGTTTTTCAACGTTACTCTCCATGTATTCCTGGGTCGTGTAACTGGCAATCCAGAGCGGAAACCGATTCCACCACGAGTCCTGGCTTGAATAGTCCTTCCAGAAAAAAGCCCCCGTGTAGATCATAGGGGTTTTCCCAGACAGTGCCTCAAGCGAGGTCACAAAGCCCCTCAGCCATTGTTCAGCTGCAGCTCGGTTGGGAGTAAACTCAGGATTCCTCTCGAAATCCGCAACCAGGGGTAACTCTCCAGGGTCGTCCTTCACCAGATCCCAAAAAAACGAAGCCTGGGTCTCTGGATTGATTTTGTAATCCGCAAAGTGGTAAAACCCTCGGGGAATCCCAGCTTGTTTGGCTCTTTCCCGATTAAGGAAGAAGTCCCGATCCTGCCTCAGCCCTTGAGAAGCCTTGATAAATACGAAATCCAACGGGGCAAGGTGCATCTTCTGAAAATCAATCCCGTCTGACGTGGCAGAAAACCGTTGCCACTTGGAGACATCAGCCCCCTTTGCATAATCTGGCATAATTCCTCCCTGGTCTGCCTTTTCAAGGGGGTTCTCTCAGGTGATCGGCACAGCCTCGGCAGATGATTCAGCCTATCTGTGACACAAGTCACCTTGCTTGAGAGAAACCCTGTTTACTGCCTACACCTACTACAAACGATTCCCAATGATCTTGGTTCAGCTATTGGGATACTCTAATCAATCTCTAATCTTTCAGAAGTTATAGAAATTAGCCCTGGTGTCTGGGTGGGTGTACAAATCCTTGGGTGGTCTCAACTTGGATTCGTTTACCCACAAGCCCCCAGTGCCCTGTCTTCCAAGCCCCTCTGCCTCGAAGCCAAAGCACCATCCAACGATTTCAAAAACAGGCTGGTTGGGGCACCGAACCAGGATATAAGCATGTTTCGGGTTATCACCCTGTTTCGGGTTATCACCCTGTTTCGGGTTATCACCCTTACGGATAATCAGGTGACCTCTGGCATGTTCAGTGGTTCTAACTTGCAGGTTAAATCCCAAATCAGCCCCCTTAAAAGTGCCCTCAATTTCATTCAAGGATATCCCCAAAGCCTTTGCTGCAGCAATCTCACCCAGGGCACCCAGCGTATCGTATTCAGAGTAACCGCCAGGGATTTTGTTCTTCAAGTTCTTCTTCCTACTCTCAGAATAACGGGTCTCCCCGATATGTTTCCCCCAAAGTAGTTCTTCTTTCGTTAGAGTAACCGTCAACATTATAAACACCCCTCAACTCAAATTTGCCGATCTACTACCTACAAACGAGTTGAGAGGTTTTTTGTCCAAAAGTATGGGGACTCGTGAAAAAAGAAACCCCCTCTCCCTGCGAGGGGAAAGGGGGCTGTTTGGTCTGGGGGATACTACTCTCTTTTACCACCGCCTAACTTCAATGCAGCGTCTTCCACTGCAATTGCCCCGATCAACACCATCACCAGGGCTGTAATACTTTGCCAGATCTCCTCAGGGAACCCTGGCAGGAAATATGCCACTATCGATGTGACCACCCCAAACACCGCCAACCAAAACTTCCTGGACTTCAATAGACTGCTCATTCTCACTCCTTGTTGATGAATTTTTTAGCCACTCTTCGGTTTCCCTCTGCGTGGTTGGTTCCTTGGATTGAAGAGCCTCTTTGAGGACTTTCCTTCGTTCCTCGTTTGTGTGTACCCTGTTGAGGTTTGCTGTTGACATCTCCCTTGGAGCCTCTTCATCGAGCCTTTCCTCTGCAAAAGGAACAGGCTTGTAGTATTTTCCAGCGTCGAGCTTTTTCCTTTTACGAGGTTCCACTTCCTCAATCAGACCCACCTCTACCAACTTTTTCAGTGTCCTGGCAACGGTCTTATAAGATGTGCCCATCATCTCTGCCATATTCGTCTGTGACAGGTAACAGTAACCTTTTCCCTTTGGCAACCTGGCGTATTGTTCGATGATCCCGTAAAGCACAGCTGCATCAGCACCATACCTGGACAGTATATTTTTGTAACTCTTGAAGTAATACCCCATTTTTACAAACCCCTTTTCTATCTGCAAACAAAAACAACTCAGGTTATTCGGAAAGTGCCCGTTCTGTGAAGCAGCTGAAGCAAGTGCTGTTCTTCTTGGAAATCGTGTCCTGGTCTTTGTCCATCACCACTCCCCAGGTTCTCCCACAGTGGTCACACTGGAGCATGACATACTTGATGTGAACTCCTGTACCCGCCGTCTTCAATTCACTATTCAGAGCCTTAAAATACTGCTTTTCCATTAGATAGTCCTTTCATTTTTGGTTTTCTACTCCCTACAAACGTAATCAAGGAAGTTAGGTCACCAAATATCCAGGATTTCCAATCCTCTAATGGAACTCTAATACTCAGGGTAAAGAAATTAAAAATAATTCTTGAATAGGAGAACTGGCATAAGCCATTCCTGGTAACCCATTCAAGCTCCTTTCCCCCCAAACTCAAACAGGGATTCACCTGGTTCACGAGAACCCAAACCACCCAGTAACCCCATTAAAGAAATCTTTTATCTTTTCTCTTTTCCCCCTACAATCCGACCACCCGCCAGGTTCCCAGCACATTCGGAGATCCGTTTGAGAACACCAGCTCGGTTCCCGATACGTGAGACTTACAAGTCGAACCACATCCAGCAACGTGTCGGTTGCCCGACAGTGACTATTGATTATTATATTAATTACAGGGACAATTTGTCCCGCTTTATGAGGGCTTTTTACCGCTAATATGGGACATTTTGTCCCACTAATATGGGACAATTTGTCCCGCTTTATGATTCAAAAATCGTTAACATATCTAATGTTATTCTCAACTTCCCTCTTCTGGGCACTTCACAAAGGGAAATTGACAAAAATGCAGATTACCCTTTACAGAACTTCCCTGCTATACTTAACCTTAACAAACCCACAACCAGGGGACTTGCAGTTTTAAAACCAAGGGATCTTTGTTAAAGGAATTTTGCCCCGTGCCCACTCAAGCAAAATACCCCCACAGGTGCTGGTTGAGCAAAAGAAAAACCCCCATTGCTGGGGGTCTGTTCAGGTGGCGAGGGTGAGGGTTGAACTCACGACCAAGGGCTTATGAGTCCCCTGCTCTACCACTGAGCTACCTCGCCGGACGTGCCCTATCTTACTACGTTCCCGGAAATTTGTCAATT